GAGTTAAAGCCAACCAAGGCACTAGTTGACGAAATTCAGACAACATTCACCATGCTTGCTGACACCATTAAGGCTCTTAATGAGAAGGTAGACGAACTCAACAAGACAGTTACAGGTGTTAGACAAGATGTTGATTCAGTAAAGAATGAGTTTGGAAAGCGTGTAGATGCAGTGGAAAAAGATACTGCTTTCCGTAAGTCTGGCGATCTCGGAGAGATCGTACAGGAGCCAATTTTCGAAAAGGCTCAAAAATCACTATGGGGTGGACGTTTCCTCACAAAGTCCGACCTATTCGCATAATACAATAAAAAGAAAAAATGGAGGTGAAATAACAATGTCAGAAGAAAATTTAGAGAAAAACCAACCAAGCGCAGCGTCTCCAGCATATGGAAACCCAAACCCAGGTCTATACCAGGGACAGGGAGCCATTGCTGATGGCGGAATTGGTGGTGTAACAGATCCAGTAGCTGGAGTGGTTGGAAACATCCCTACAGCTAACTATGGAGTTACAACAGGCCCAAACGCAGTTAACCCTACAGGTGTTGCTAGTGGTATTCTTAATCCAGAGCAGGCTAGTCGTTTTATTGACTACGTTTGGGACGCAACCGTCCTTGCTAATGATGGACGCAAGGTAACAATGCGTGCAAACACAATGGAACTTGAAAAAGTTAACGTTGGAGAGCGCGTAATCCGTGCAGCATCACAGGCACTCGGTGAATACACAAACGCTGGTGCAACTTTCACAAAGGTTGAACTAACAACAAAGAAGATCCGTCTGGATTGGGAAGTTTCAACAGAGGCATTGGAAGATAACATCGAAGGTGGTGCTCTTGAGGATCATCTCGTTCGTTTGATGACAAATGCTTTTGCAAACGATATCGAAGACTTGGCAATCAATGGTGATGGAGGAGTCGATCCATTCCTAGGAATCATGGATGGTTTTGTTAATCAAGTTACAACAGGTGGAGATGCTCATGAGGCTGCAGTTACAGTCACAGGAAATGAGTGGACACCTGAGGTAATGCAGCAAATCATTTATGCATTGCCACGCAAGTACCGCGCTCTTAAGAGTGGACTCAAGTTCTATGCAGGAACAGATGTATTCGCAGGAATCGTTGCTAGCAACGGTACACTTGCAGATGCAGTGTTCTCATATGGAGCACGCGACACTTACCTATCTGGTGCAGATCAGACAATTGGTAATGCTCGTACCACTCGCGTTCTTGGTATCCCAGTTCTAGAAGTTCCTTACTACCCTGCAGATTATGTAGACCTTACATTCCCTGCAAACCGTGTATGGGGTTTCCAGAGAGATATCACAGTCAACCGTGAGTACAAGCCAAAGAAGGACACAATTGAGTACACAGTATTCGTTCGCTTTGGTATCACATGGGAAGAATTAGACGCAGTTGCTTTCGCAGATGCTGCAGTCGATCCATCCTAATAACTAAATATAATGTTTGTAGGGAGGTAGGGAAACCTGCCTCCCTCAATCATATTCTGATATAATTACTAAAGAGGAAAGGTATTATAATGAAAAATTTTGAAAAAATGACTATAGCCCAGCTTAAAGAGTATGCTCAGGAAAACGACATTGATCTTGGTGAAGCTAAAACAAAAACAAAGATTCTTGCAGTACTTACAGATACAGAGGCTAATATCTCTGTTGTGCAAGATTCAGATGATCAAACAATCATTGGCTCAGATAAAATTGTTACAGAAAAAAGAAAACTATCTCCAAATACCAAAAAAGATGAGAGTGGAATCATGACTGTTAGAAGTGCAGATACATTCAAAGATAAAGAATTTAAAAAGGTTTCAGAGGCTAATGACATGGAGAATAAAGTTGCTATTTTTTCAGAAAAGAATATTCATTGGCATGGATTGGGAAGTCTTAAAAAAGGGTATAATGTTGTTAAAAAGGAGGACGCTGAGAAGTGGCTATCTCGCAAGGGAATTCGTGAATCAACCCCGAAAGAAGTAGCAGCACACTACGGCATATAATATGGACATATTGCGTCAGACTCCATTTCCGCTAACTGCATCCTATACTGGTCTTACAGCAGACACAGAATATATTCTTGAGATATATGATGATCACACAGAGCTTATAGTTTCTAAAAATGTTACATCAACATCTTCTGGCGTAATCAACTATACAATACCAAATTACTTTGAAAAATATGATGGAACATATTCCCTATATATTTATACAATAGCTGACTTAGTTGCAGATGAAACAGTTGTGATAGATAACCTTTACATCTATAGACCATATGTAGATCCAAGAACCCTTTCTGATGATGATTGTGATTTTGAAGAGTATGCGTTGCTAGAAAGAACTGCTCGTCACATAATTGATACAATTGTTGGAGGTTTTTATTATGAATCAAAATCAGAGGAAATCTCTGGTCTTGGAGCAGACGTACTACCCTTGAGAAAAAGGGCTAACAAGATAAATGCTGTATATGAAAATAACGTAAAAGTTTATGATCGAATAACCCCGCTTGATGGTCAATATGTATATGTAACTACACCAGATAATACCGCAATAACAATACAGGTAACTGGAGAATACAATAGAGCACAGTCAAAGGTAGTAAGGATTCCAGTAGGAGCCTCTGATTCGTTCATGCTTTATGGAGATAATTATGATCAGGTTTTATCTTTAACAGAAATTAATGGAACTCCACTTTTTCCAAAAGACTGGGATTACATTGTTTCTGGAGAATGGGGATGGCCTGTTGTTCCTCAAGACATAAAAGATGCAGCAACATTGCTGATTGATGACATTAAGTGTGGAAGGCTTTCCTATATAGATAAATATATTACAGAATATCAAACAGATCAATTTAGAGTAAAGTACTCTGATATATCTTTAAAGGGTTCAGGCAACCTAACGGTAGATAGAATATTAGAAAGATATATAACCCCCATATATAGACTTGGAGTGATCTAGTTGATCTGTGGCCCAAGCACAATCTTTTCAATGAATTTAGATATTTATTATTCTACAGAATCTCAAGATGATTTTGGCATAGAAAATAAAACATGGAGACTTGACCAAACCCTACTTGGTTACGCTGAAAATTTAGGGGCTGTAGAAAAAGATAGCTTAAAGAACAATATGTTCTTTGAGTATGAAAATAAGTTAATTGGCAGAACTCAAAAAGATCCAAGAATTTCTTTAGAGGGAGTATCCTATCCAATAACAAGTATGCTCATTACAAATATTCAAGATGCAAGAAATGGAACAGTGTTCTATACTGAAAGTAACGGAGAACCAACAATATATGAAATTACAGCGGTAGAGCCATATGTAAATCCCTGGAACGAAATAGAATACTATAAAATATTGTTTAATAGATCTGACAGGCAGGATTTATCAAATGATTAGAACAAAAATAGATAACGCAGAGCTGGCAAAGATTTTAAAAAATACTGTTTCTTACTCTAATGGATTTTTACAAGGAATTGATTTAAATAGAACAGAGTTTAATAAAGTGCTAGGTGGATATACAGCAGAAGCTTTGGGTGGATACATTGACTCAAAAGCAAGAATGAATCCGTCAGCATTTCATCATATTTATGAATGGAACGAAACAGGAAATAAAAATTCAAGACTTTTTAACATTAACGTTAATGCAACAAAATACTCTATTACCTTTAGTGGCATGTTCTTATCATCAAAAAAACCAGCATCAGAGTCTGGTCAAGTATTTGTAGATAAAGCAAACATCATGGAAAATGCAATATCAGTAACAGTTAGCCCAAAGAACTCCTCCGTTTTAGTGTTTGAGGATGATGGAGAAACCGTGTTTACATCTAGTTCCGTTTATATTGCTCATCCAGGTGGAGATAAAGTTGCTGGAAGTTTTGGGAGGGTAGTTGAAGAATTTTTTGACTCATACTTTAGTTACTCAATACTAAAACCACTAATGACAAAGATAAGAAACCCAAAAGAATTTTCTGCACTTTATCCACGAGGAGTAAAGAATGGAAAATCTGTTGGGGTAATAGCAGGAAGAAAATACTTTACCATGTCTGGAGATAAAATATTATGAGCCTTGATCTTTTAGGGGTAGCCCCCATTGCAGTAAACAAGTACTTCTGGGACACAATGAAAGCAATTGAGCCAGCTCTATCACAATCAAAAAACTATGGTCAAACAGTGCCCATTTTCCCATTAAGCGATAGTGCATCTGGCAAAAAAACATGGGAGAACAAGACGTATATTATATATGACAGAATGTTCACAAAGATGAAAGATCCATTCTACCCAATTAAGTGCGAAGAGATTAGGTATAATTTAAAAGCAAAAGAAAAAGATACTTTGATCTGGGGTTCAGCAATACAGATAATTCTTGATAGATCAGATGATGCGGCAAAAGATATTAACAGTTGGATTAGAAATAATGGCGGTAATGACACTTACCCAGTATTTTTTCATAAACTGAGGGTATATCAAACATCATCCTCCTTGGCAACACAGGGAGAGAATATGAGAGATTTTAGTGTAAGACCTTACTATATATCAGAATTCATTATTGATATGGAATATCACTATACAACCTCACTTGAAGATTACCTATAAAAATACGGTATAATAGGTATTGAGGAAACGCCCCATAGCAATAAAAATACTATGGAAAAAGAGGTGAAAAATATGGCATATACACGCGGAGATTCAAAAAACATCATTGTTGGTGCAGCCGCTATGTTCGTTTCAACGGCAGCAGATTTCGACCCAACTACAACAGTCATGCCAGACTTTGTTGAAGATGAAAAATACACTACTACTCTGACCGATTCAGCAGCTGGACAAGCACTTGTTCGTAATATTGGATACACAACCAACGGTCTTGAACTACAGTTCCAGCCAGATTTTGGCGAGGTGCAAGTAGATCAGCTCCTTGACGTTGCAAAGCTCTACAAGCAAGGAATGCAAGTTAATCTAGCAACAGCATTTGCTGAAGCTACACTTGAGAACCTTCTTATTGCAATCGCAGCGCCATCTACAAGCTACAACGCAGCTGCAACACTAGACAACCCACTCGATGCTGGATCACTATCAGCAGCTAAAACACTTGAGATTACTTCAGGTGCTATTGGAGAGTGCCCAGTGGAAAGAGGCATTGTTGCAGTAGGACCAGGAACGGGAGATTGTGCGGCAGACGCATATATTGAGCGTATCTATGTTGCTTACCGTGCGCTATCAATTGATAACGTCACAGTATCAGCAAAGCGTGATGAGGCTTCAATGTTTGAGGTTTCATTCCGTTTGCTTCCTGCAAACAGTGGTTCATATGGAAAGATTGTTGACCGTACGGTTAACACTGTATCCTAATAAACCAAAAAACAACTTAATAGGCATAGGCCCCCAGCGCATTGCGCGGGGGTCTTTGTCATGATATACTACTTCCAGCAGATAGTTAATGAAAGGACTATAATGGCAACTAGTGTTTATGAAAAAAGTGAGATAGAGCTACTTGATGGAACAAAAATTACAATGCGTCCATTAAAAATCTCTCTTCTTAGAGAGTTTATGAAAAGGTTTGAGGGAATAGCAAAGGTAGCAGACAGCAACGACAAGTCCATGGACATTCTTATGGATTGTGTTCAAATTGCTATGAAACAATACTCTCCAGAATTATCAACAGATAGAGAAAAGCTAGAGGATGTAATTGATCTTCCCAGCGTTTACAAGGTTGTAGAAGCCGCTTCTGGTATTAAGTTTGATGATGAGGGAAACGCACCAGCGGTGGGGATTCCTGGTCTGACATAGACCTTGCAAAAATAGAATCTGAGGTCTTCATCCTTGGAATTTGGAAAGACTATGAAGATCTAGAAAATAGCATATCTATGCCAGAATTAACGGCAATTCTCATCGCTAAAAGAGAAAAAGACTATGATGATAAAAAATTCCTTGCGTCTATTCAGGGTATAGATCTTGAAGGCAAGTCCTCTGATCGTGGTCAAAAAGAATGGGAGGACATGAAAGCCAGAGTATTCTCTGGGGGTGCTGTAAAAGATTCTAATGACATAGTTTCTTTACAAGGTAATACTGCAAAGACAGCAGGGTTTGGAATAGGGAACGGTCTTGAGTATTCTGGCACAAATACCAAAAATCCTATGGGGTAGATGGTATAATTTATAAGAGGTGCTAATCTGTGTCAGACGTAAATGCTAATATAAATATAGGGATTGATTCAAGCAATGCTCTTGCATCGCTAAGAGCTCTTCAGAATCAAATATCAAACTTTAATAAGTCAGTAATATCTAGCAATGCGGCTGCGGTTGCTTCACAAAAAAGATTAAATGCTACGCTGATTGCACAAGTTGGGGCTACCAAGCAATTCTCTGCAAACATTACAAATGTTGAGACAAGCGTCTCTAGGCTTGGCAATGCTATAGACAAAAATAAGCTAACTCTTGGTCAATATTTTAGATATGCAGGAGCATCTAGTAAGAGTTTTGGAAGATTGTTTGGAAAAGAACATAATGAGGTTATGCTTCTTGCACAAGACAGAGTAAAAAGACTTCAAACCCAGTACATTGCTTTGGGCGCAGCACAGAATGGTATGCAAAAAGCACTTGCACTTAGACCACTCAATCTTTTTAATGCAGATGCAGCAATCGGAATACAGAGGCAACAGCTTTTTAATAAGCTCCTACGCGATGGCTCAACATCACTAGTTAACTTTGGTAAGAATACACAATGGGCGGGCCGTCAATTGATGGTTGGTTTTACTGTACCTCTCACAATATTTGGTGGTATCGCTGGTCAAGTGTTTATGGATCTTGAAAGACAAGTTGTAAACTTCCGCCGTGTCTATGGAGATTCAATGACTCCAGCAGGTGAAACTGATCAAATGGTTCAAGATATTCAAGAACTTGGCAAAGAGTTTACTAAATATGGAATCACCGTAAAAGATACAGTTGGTTTGGCAGCAGATATTGCTGCAACAGGTGCTCAAGGAGCAGATTTAGTTTCTGCAACTGCACAGTCTACAAGACTCTCAACCTTGGGTATGATCGATATGGATCAGGCAATGACTGCCACTATTTCTTTGCAAACTGCATTTAAGCTAAGTAATGAAGAACTTGCAGAATCAGTAAACTTTCTTAATGCTGTAGAAAACCAAACAGTCCTATCCCTTGGTGACGTAACTGAGGCAATTCCAAAGGTAGCTCCAGTTATTAAAGGACTTGGGGGTAACGTTGAAGACCTAGCTTATTTCTTGACAGCAATGAGAGAAGGTGGGGTTAATGCGGCAGAAGGGGCAAACGCATTAAAGTCTGGTCTTGCATCATTGATCAATCCAACAAAAGGTGCTAGAGATCAACTAGAGGCTGTTGGTATTAACATTGATTCAATCATATCTAAGAATAAGGGTGACATAAGGGCAACTGTTGAAGAATTCGGTGGTGCCTTAATGACTCTAGATAAATTTAGTAGACAGCAAACACTTGCCAAGGTTTTTGGTAAGTATCAGTTTGCTAGACTTGGAGCACTTTTTGAAAATATCTCTACAGAAGGATCTCAAGCACAAAGAGTTATAGATTTAACAAATGCTAGCTTAGCAGATCTTGCAGCTACAGCAGATAAAGAATTAACTGCAATTGAAGAATCTGTTGGAATGAAGTTTACTGGAGCAATGGAAAGGTTAAAGCTAGCTATCGCTCCAATTGGTGAAGCTTTTTTAAGAATAGCCACACCAATAATTGAGTTTGCTACAAAAATACTTGATAAGTTTAATGAATTAAGTCCATCAGCAAAGAATATTGCAATTGTTTTAGCTGCTGGACTAGGAGTAGTCGTTCCAACAGTAACAATGCTTATAGGTTTGTTCGCTAACTTTATTGGTCAAGCAATCAAAGGAATATCAACATTTACAAATCTTTTTGCGAAAATTCGCGGTGGAGGAGATGCATTTGCATACCTTGCAGGAGAAGAGCTTGATGCTTCCGCAGCTTCAGCTTCACTAGAAGGAAGAGTTGACACATTAACATCATCTCTAAATGTACAAAGAACCGCTGTTCAAAATCTCGCAGCCGCATATTCTGGGTATGTTGCAAAAGCAAAAATTGCTGCAACAGGACTTCCACAAGGATTCGGAAGAGTTCCAAGAAGAATGGCTCAAGGAGGAATGGTAGGGGGTTCGGGAAACAAAGATTCTGAGCCAGCATTGTTAATGCCTGGAGAATTTGTAATGAACAAAGAGGCAACACAAAAGTATGGTCCAGTACTTGCATCAATGAATGCTGGAGTAATTAAAGGATATGCCAAGGGGTCAGATAGTAGCCAATTTGCACATATAGGATCTGGTCAAGTAACAACTGTTGGAGCATTGGTAAGCATTATGGATTCCTTGCCAGATGCATTTACTGAGGGTGGACAAAAGTTTGTTAAGATATTGGCAGAAAAATTTGGTGGAGCTCTTAAGGCAATAATTCTTCCATCACTTGGAATAATGACAAGTGGAAGCATAAATAGAAGAATGGCTAAGCCAGGATCAAGTCCAGTAACTGCTTCAGAGTTCCTTAAAGATTGGGATTCACGAGGAATACAAAGGTGGAATGAATCTTTAAGAAGATCTAAATTAAAATCTGATGATGTTGCAGAAGAGTTAATGCTTCTTGACACAGCAATGAGGGGTAGGATATCATCACTTGGTGAAAATGCTCGTATAGACGATGTAGTGATGAAGAAAATATATGATGAATCAATATTAATGCTTCCAGAGCAATCAAAACTAAGAAGAGAGTTTACTAATTTATCAACAACTTTTAAGGAAGTAAGAGTTAATTTAACAAAAAGTCTTCTTGCTTCAAAAGGTATAGAGACATTTAAGCCATCAGGAAGAAGCAAGGAGATGGCAACAGTTGGTGGGAAAGCATTTAAGGTTGGTGGAGACAGGGTTCAATATACATCAACTAGTACTGGCGTAACTACAGAACAATTGGCTGAAGCAAGAACTTCTGGAGCCCTATTGGGAGAAACCCTTGACTCTTCTGCTCGTAAGTCAGGAGTAGGAACCTCACCACAAAAAGATGGTGTAAATCTTGTTGATGATTATGTAGATGGAATGAAGGTTGGCGTACAACAAAATATTTCAGAAATTAGGCAAAGTGGAGCAGCAGTTAAAGCAGCATTTATTACTAGTGCTGGTGGAGGGGCAGCAGCAGGATTAGGAGCAGCAGGAGTAGCAGGTGCTGCAGCAGGAGCAGCGGGTGGATCTTCAGTTATTCCAATGATGCTTCCCTTAGGAGGAAATGGAAAGCCACAGGCTCCAGAATTTCCACTTCCAGCAGGAGAAAGATCAGACTTAGCAACAAGAGAAATTATTCCTTCAGACTTAGTGGAAAAACTTGATGATGCAGACAAAAAAACAAAAAAGCTAGATAAATCAACAGGCCGACTTGGTGGTAAACTTTTGGGTGTAAGTATGGGGATGACTGCAGTTGCAGGAGCAGCCTCAATGATGGGTGGAGGTGTTGGAGAGACAGCACAAAAGATATTCCCATTACTTATGGGTCTTGATGCAGTGGCAATGATATTACCATTAATAGCTGGTGGAGGAGCAGCAGGAGGTGGGGGTCTTGCTGGCATAAGCGGAGGACTTGCTGGTGTTGGTGGCGCAGCAGCAGGTGCAGCAGCCCCAA